CCATATGCACCGACAAGGTCTTCTTTTTTCATTTTAGACATTTTGCCGTACATTGCATTGATCATGCCAGCTTTTGTTTTTGGCATTGGTTCTGCGTTTGATTTGTCGCCTTTACGAGCTTTCGCCTTAGGGCCTTGGTCTTCCGCAGAATCTACAGAAGCGACAGATTGTGCCTCTGCATTTTTAGGATCGTGAGCTTCTTCCACAACGTCGTTGTCATCGAGCTCAACATCCTGTCCTTGGATTTGATCAGTCATGTTTGACTCCTTATGTTCTACTTTTCAGCAACGAGAGGAAATTCTTAAACTCACGAGTTTGAACCTCATAGAGATCCGCACGTGGAGCCTTCTTAATTTCAGTCTCCATTCTTTCAATTTCTCGAGCTTCAATTACGCCGTTATTCCAGATCCACTCAACACCTTCCATGATTCCATTTACAAATGCAGTCGGTGCAGATGGGTCTTGTACGATATCAACCGTATTAAGAATAAAGTCGTCTTTGACGACCATTACGCCGTTTTTCTGCTCGAGGCTACCCATACCACGAGTTGAAACACCCAGTTGAACGCCACCATCAAGCAGACCCTTAACGATCTGTCCATTCGGAGTATCCAAAATGCGTGCTTTACCCACAACATCATTGTTTTGCCAATCAAGCGCCTCAATGAGGTGGGATACTTTGTCCAAGTTTACTGTTGGTCCTTCGGGATGGTTTAGTTCTCCAACAGCACGCTTAGAATTAACTTGTTCTTTAACGTATTTATCAACAGCCTTCTCCATAATAGCTTTCGGATAGATCCGGCCATTACGGTTCTTTTGCTCTGCTTGCATGAACACGCCTTCAATAAAGTAGTTCTTACCACCGGACTCTTTTGCCTCGGTGATGACTTCAATATTGTGGTCGTTGTATTCAGCAATTAGTTTCATCGTTTTAACCTTTATATTGTTTTAGAAACTCTTTCGCCATCTTCTCAGCTTCAGCCTGATTGGTGTAAGAGTCTAATTTTTCATTATCAATATAAACAACGAATCTGCCCTTATCCTTATGGATCATGATACGATTCTTTCCAACCTTCATGTCTTTGACATGCTGGCCGGGAGGCATCTTACCACGAGCTTCTCTCAGCTGTTTAAACGTTTTCATTTTAAACCTTGTTTAACTATTATTTATACTATTTCAAATTTGTAACCAAAATTTATTCTTCTTCTGCAATTTCTTCAGAATCTTCAATTTCTTCTTCAGAATCATCTTCTGTTTCCAATTCGTCATCATCAAAATCCATTTCTAACTGCTCTTCTTCTTCGCCGTTAAAAATCTGACCGGCCACCTTTACCTTCTCAGCTTCAAGTGCATCATTTACTTTTGATTGAAGTAGTTCATGAAACATAGGTTCTGCTTTGGCGTATTCTTGGCCAGTGATATTGTCAATTAGATCTTCAATACTCATTGTTCATCTCCAGTTGGTTCTTCTTTTGGACCTTCATCATCCATCTGCTTGTTCAAGTTTTCAATGTCCTCGTCTGAGAACTGTAGGACGTTTTTCATTACCCATTCTTTTGAGTAATATTCACCTACGTATTGTTGCATCTGATCAAGCGTTTGAATTCTTTCTCTCAATATTTCTGCATCTCTGAGTTCAGTAAAGTGGTTGTCGCGGATATGCTCAACGATAATATCGTTCTTCCACTCATCCCAATCTTCTTCAGTAATGATACCCTTAAGAATCAGTTGCTTCTTTAAGATACCATAGAAAAGCATATTGAATCGAGAACGTAATCTATCTATAAACTTCTGGAACTTTAATTCATCACGGTTAATCTCAGTGGATCTACCAAGTGAGAACTGTGATTCTTGTTCGAGTCTATTAATAGGTACGTTCAAAGATCTATAAAGACGTTTCTGGAAGTAGATGATATCGTCGATCTGTCCTAGGTTTTCTCCTCCAGGAAGAGTCGAGATCTCAGTACCTCTACCACCTTCACGTCTTGGAAGCCAGAAATCTTCCAGCATAGACATACTTTTTCTATCATCACGGATGGCACCGGTGTTTGCATCATATACAAGTTTATTACGGTACTTCGCCATGATGTTCTTCATATATTCTTCGGCTTTACCACGAGGCAAGTTACCGACGTCAATATAGAAGATTCTACGTTCAGGAGCTCGAGCTAGTCGATAAATGACAAGCGAGTCTTCCATCATACGTAATTGGTTAATAGGCTTTAGTGCCTTATGTAGGTGAGACACAACCTTACGACGTTCTTCGTCAAGCAAACCAGATGTAACGTAGCTGACAGAGTCAGCACTCATCTTGATTCCTTGTTTAGTGGAACCGGGTTTATCCTGATAGATAAAGAACTCGTTTACGTTTTCAATAATAGAAGCACCAGTAACTGGGTCTCTTTTCTTCTTGACTTCTTTTACTTTACGAATCTTTGCGGCGTCAATCGGACGAATTTCTTGAATACCAAGCTTTGGATTCTTTTCGTCTACGACCAAGTGGTGATACATTCTACCATCTGTGTACCAACGCTTAAAGATGTCGTGCCCCATGTTGTTAAACTCAAGCATGGAGTATACATTATCAAACTCTTCTGTAATTTGCTTCTTGATATTATCTGGAGCTTCAACGTTATCAAGAACGAGGCTCACAGATTTTTCTGTATCAGAAGAAGTAATTGACTCGTTTACAATATCTTCTACAGCAGCATCAACTTCAGGGTGTGTTGCAACCTGGCGGTACTGTCGAATTAATTGAAAGTCGTCTTTGGATTTTTTGTCGTCATCACCAATATTTACGTAGGTGCCATAGTGAGCACCAGCAGCAGTAACATAACCTGCTCCATCCTCGTCTACCGGAGGTACGATTGATGGCAGCATATCCTTTCCGCTCGATGCTTTTGCACGGCGGATTTCAAATCCAAATAATTTAAGCCCGTTATTATCTGCCATTGTTATTCCTCTTAATAGTAAAGAAAGGGCAAGAAAGTCCTGCCCTTCCCTCTATTTATTCTACTTACGTAGTGGTATCTGATTCCCAGTACTGGACTTGGAACTCAACAGTAAATCTCTCGATCTCGTTTTCTGAAGCGTAGTTCAGATCGATTGGAGAGATAGCTGTTGGGAAACAACCACGGAAGTTATATGTCTTCAGAGTAGAACCGTCTTTGTCGATTTGTTCAACAATCAGGTCTGCTTCGTAGTCAACTGGATTGGTTAGACCAGTGTTTGCTTGATGACCGTTCATGCCGTTCATCCAGCGTTCCATTGCGTTACGAATTCTGAAGTCAGTATCGTTAATGATAGTCGGTGTCCATACGTCGAATGTACGATCACCGGCCATTTTTAGTTGTCTACCACGGAAAGGTACGATGATGGTACCGATAGTAGAACCTGGAAGCTGAGCAGCTTCGCAAAGAAATGAAGTAATTTCTACGTCACCGTTTGCGTAAGTAGGGAAATTGATAGTTGCTTTGAACAGATTAGCTCTAGCACCACCGCCTCTCAGCTTGGATTTGAAATCATCAACTCCTAGAATAGCCATTTGTTTTCTCCTCTGACGCTATTATACTGTGCCTGCTACTTCTTCAAAGTCCACGCCAGTTCTAACAGCTACAAAGTTTAGTGTGATGTAGTTGATTGAACGTGCTGGCTTGATGAAGATATTAGCAATAAATTCATTTCTGTCAATAACGGCTGCTGTATTGTTTGTTTCGTCACATACAACACGGAAGTCCGTAATACCTCTTCTACCCTGGATTTCTCTCAGGAAAGGCTCAACAATGTTCACAAATTCAGCACGTGTAAACTCGTCGTTAAATTCGAAGAGTGTGTTTCTAGCGGCAAGAGCAACTGCTCTCTCGATTGTTAGGAACAATCTACGAACGTTGATTCGATCGAACGCTGATGGACGTGCTAGTTTTGTTTTGTCGCCAAACAGGAGGACACCTTGTCCCGGAATGTTTGAGATTGGGTTAATACCCGCTTTGTATAGTGTATCACGCTGTGACTTGTTCGGTGAAGAAGCCAAAGATGTGATGCCAAGATACTGACCACGACGAGGACCAGCTGGTGAGAACCAAGGTGCCGCGTTGTTGTCTGTTGCCGCCATGATACCAGCTGTCGAAGACGCTGCTGGAATAAAGCGATATTTATCGTTGTACTTATCGTAAACTTTGAGGTAGTTGTTATCAGCTACAAGATAAGAAGATGCAGTAAATGTGTCTGCTGTTGTAACTGCGTTAGTTACTTGAGTAGCAGTAGATGCAACATTTACGATGTCTGTTCTTGCTGGTGATGCAACTGCGATTGCGTCTTTACGAGTTTGTTGTGCTGTTGAAACCAGATCGTTTACAACTGTTGTTTGATCAGCGCGTGCTGACATACCCGGTGCGATCAAGAAGTCTACTGTGATGGTGTCTTTATCTTCGAAAAGATCGAAACCAGTCAAGTATTCTGATGTTCCCAATGTACCTGAGTTAGCACCATTTGCTAGAGAAGAAGTTCTTACGTCTCTTGCTGATGTGCTATAGTCTGTACCTGAAACAGCGTCTGAACCTGCATCGGAATCAAATGTTCCGCTTGCACCAAATCCAGCCATCCAGATATATTCAGAACGATTATTGATTACATCTACTGCATAGTTAGATGTACCATCTTCGTTCTTCGCGTTTGAAGCTTTTGAAACGTATGGGAATGTTTCGAGTACTTCACCACGTGTACCTGTGAATAGACCGTCTTGGTCAATCACAACAACGTGCATTTCGTCGTTTGTTGCGCCTCTACCTGTTGCGAAGGTAGATGTACCTGGAGCAGCATCAAAGCTTGATGCATATGTCCAGTTATCAAACGCTGAGTCTGAAGCAGACTGTGGGCACAAAGAAACTTGCAATGAATTACCAAGTGCGCCTGGGTATTTAGCGATAAAGATGTTTTCATCGCTGTCTCTTGCTGATTGCTGTGAGTTCCAATCATCAAGGTTTTTAACTACGGGCTGAGTACTTTGTGATACGTCAGTCGCGTTTGCACCTGAACTGTCGACTACACGAACAGTTTGCAGTGCATTTGAATATCTCAGAAAGTAGGCCGCCGACAAGAAATCGACTGCTCTTCCTTCATTATCGTCAGGAGATCCGAAAGTCGCAGCAAGTGTAGCCTCGTTATCGATGAGGGTAGCTTGTTCAACCGGACCCCAACGAAAATCACCAACGTATGCGCCAGTTGTAGACTGTACATTAGGCACAACGCCTGTAAGATCTACTTCCTTGACGACAATCGCTGGAGACTCTGAGGGAGTAAATAGTGCCATGACTGTTTTTCCTTTTCCAGTGTTCTAATTATAAGCAAAACATAATAAGAATCTTCACTTGATAGTATTTATAATAATTTTAAATTAGAACTGATCAGTGTACTCGATAGCCCAGGGGTGCTCTTCTCTTTCTTGTTGAGCGATATACTCGGATCCATCGTCTACAAATCCAAACGGTAAGACATCTTCTTCAATCTCTTTGATTCTTTGTTGGAACATCATTTCTTTGAGATTAATGTCTGTCATCTCACCGAAGTAGTTACTGGTGGCGAAGTAACCAAACATCACCAGGTTCATCATCAGGTCATCGTGGTTACCCTCTGATGCTTGATACGATGATCCTTTAGCAACAAATGTCGATATTTCTAAGATAGTGTTTTCATCTACAATATCAAGCTTGTTGTTCTCAATAATATCCTTGATAGCAGAACAGCCAAGTCTCTTGACTTTTCGAGTCATTTCGATTCCAAGAGCATTTGCTTTTACTGCGGACTCAACATGCATATTTTCATATTCAAGTTCATGATACAGGCCGTTAGTTACCACACCACCCTGATCATTTGATTCAATTACAACATAAGCTTCGTTGTAGACTTTCGCATACTTATATATAATGTTAGGGAAGAGTAATGGAGAGATAATATTATTGCGATAAACAGCAACCTGTTTAAA